ACTCGCTTGGCTTCAAAGCCTTCCATTGTTTCTCGGTCTACGCTCTTATGGGGCGCAACAGCTTTTGATGCCGCTTTAGCTTCGATCCTTTTAAGCATTGTATCAACGGTTCTTCGACCACATCCCAAAGCTTTTGCAGCCTTGTTATTAGAGCCGTGTTCGATGACAGCTTGGATTACCTCAACCTGCCTTTCGTTACTTGCAAACCTTAATAACTCTTGCGGAATCATCTTAGCCATTGCTATGCCTCTTGTTTTCGCTTCAGCGCGGTGTACTCATTGTACTGCGGTAAGGATAATAATACATCCTTTTCAGCAGCCCATGCGTAGACCTGATCCATGAAGAAACACATTTCACCCTTCTTCTTTGGAAGCGGCATTATCTGATCAGAATATGTCTCCTTACCTATTGCGATTGAATGAGTGCCAAGAAACATACTTTTCATCATAAACTTCATGCCTTCTTCGGTGGCATTGGGAACCTTCTTGACAAAGACTTCAGACATCTCCCTACACCAGATATGGAACAGGGCATTCTGACCAAGCGATCGCGGGTCATCATAACGCTCAAACTTGATAACAAGTGGCGTTGAATAATCCCAGCTCTCTACCCTCTTCAGCAGAAAAGGCAGTTGTGTCTCGACCGCCTTCTTGCTGTTGATTCTAACGTGATCGCCTTGGCTCATAACTTAACCCTCAGCCACTTATCAGATAACTGCATATCAGCGGTCTCTAGCCGGTTGTAAGCGCCAGCCCTTGAGAAGTTCCAGCCATCGGCAGGCTCTTGGGTCGGCCTAACTTCCTTATCAGTTAAAACGCACTTGTGCTTCATTCTTGAGTGCATGGTTTTATCATTTACGCCGATAATCAAGCTAATTTCTTTCAGGGTGTACTTCGCCCCAGTCACTAGCTTTTCGTGAGTCCCTTCAAATGGGTATAGGATTGGATTCTTGCCAGCACTTCTCGGCTCATAAGTTCTGTTAGGCATTCCGCAACACCCCATCAAAGTAAAAGCCACGGGTACTTAGATAATGCTCTTTCATCATCTGAGCTTCTTGAGGGTCTAACCAACTAACGTCTGTAAGCTGCATATCAAGCGTAAGCGACTTAATGCTAACTGGTGCTGCGGTTATCCCTTGGGGGTCTAGCTTTGCTGCCTGCTTGCCTATAACGGCTGGACTGCTACCACCTCGGTCTTGTGATCGTGATAGCCAGCTATTTACAAAGCGTTTAATGCCTGCTTTGGTTTTGCGCTTCTTAGGGTTTGCATCAAGCCAAGACTCCATTGCTCTTAGCTCTTGGAAGACATCAACTGCTGGATAGGCTTTAGCCCATGCGATCATGTCCGTGTCTTCAGGCTCCCACCGTTCTCCAGTATTAAGAATCATCACTAACCCTCATTCTGTATTCCGATACATAACACTTTTCACCATATCGGTTGATAATAGGAACCATCTTGCTGGTGATCTTGTGGCCCTGTTTCTTTAAGTTACTTACCCTTGATGCCAGCCTAAATATGCCTAATTCATTTAAGGCTTGTACGCCGGTTATGGTTGGGTTTGTAGCTAAATAATCAAGTACTCTTTCTTCTTGTGTCATTGGTGAACCTCCTACAGTTCTAGTTTAATCGTAATTCCAGCCTGACAGCTTCTGATGTATTTCAAGCATTGACTGGAAATCAATATCGCAATATTTGCCCATAACTTCAACCCTAACACCCTCGTCATCAAATGATTCGCAATCAGGATCAAACCAAATTAAGCCATCATCGCCATCAGTATAAAAGCAACCAACGCCACCATCTGATATGTAAGTCTTGTAATCAGGCTGAAAAGAACTAATCCAATCTATAAAATCTGAATTAGTCATTCCTAATAATTCACTTGCTGTTTCTATACGATCCATTTTCTGTCCCCTGAGCTCGGCAAGCCTCGCCAAGTGTTTCATTAAATAAGTTTTTATGTACATTGTTTACTTAAATATACATTTCCTGTAGATGTTATAACCCTTTTACGGCTGGAACCGTAAATTCAAGAACTAAGGGCAAAAGCGACTTAGCGGTTAAAACAATGTCTGTATCGTATCGCCAAACTATCCTTTGATAACAACCGAGTTATCGCAGGGGCTACGTGCGGAGGGTCAACCGCGTCTATGGCATTCTATTAGGGAATTCGCCACCCGAAGGGCCATGTCAATTCATGGCTGCTCTAGCCCAAACATTGTTTGCAATATAAGAAAGGAGTTGGTGTAGACGCTATAGGAGCCTATAGCTATAATTACCTTTCTTATTCTTCGCACAATAAGTATAAGCCTTCCCAAGGCTTAAAGTAAAGCCCCCTCGTAAAACAGGGGGTTTTTTACTATCTGTCACACAGCCTACAAAACTGATCAATCGTTAGGTCGAATATCTCACACAAGCCCTGAACCGTGTGCAGCTTCATATTCTCTTGTTTACGCCACTGAAACACGCGCTGACGGCTTACGTTCATTAGCTCGGCAACCTTACTACTGTTGATGCTGTTAAGCTCCTGAGCTACCCGAAGGCACTTTCCTGCATTTGTCATAACTACTACCTATGTTATCCTAGTTGGGCAAGGTTCCCCTGCCTTGTAAACTCCTATGGTTTCCCCCGAAAGCACTTGTGCCGTAGGGGGGTTTTTTAGCTAGAAAGGAATATCATCATCCATTTCTTCAATGCTTGCAGGAACGGCTTTAGGCGCACTCTGTTGCTGCATAGGCTGGCCACCATCACTCCAGAAAACTTTGGCATTACCGACAAAATCCAGCTTGGTGTTTTCTTTTGTCTCGTCCTTTTTAAGCGCCATCTTAATACCGCCGCTGTTGCCGTACTGGTCAAGCTCTAACAGGTCAACAAAGACGGTTAGATCAGCATAGGTGCCATTCTTGCCCGTTACAAAACGCTTCTTGTCTAGCTTGCTAAGGTTGATATTTAACGCGATTCCTACTGTTTTCATTGGTGCTTCTCCACTTGGTTTAAAATAACATTAACGGCCTTATCTACTTCAATGGCCAAGGCTTCGATGAACTGGTCATCTCTTTCTACCCTCACTAAAACGTGAGACATTTCTGGGTGATATAAAAACAACTCCCACCACTGACGATTGCAGACCCACATACAACCCTGAATCTGATGGTAGTATTTCTTAACGGCTATCTGGGGATCTCTCAAATAGCCAGCGTGAGTACCTTGCGCAGCGCACTTAATCTCTAAGCCGCCGCCCTCAATCAAACCGTCTGGACTACAGCCAAACTCTTCTGAGTCATCAAGAATAAACCCATGCTCTGTAACCGTGTTGCCCGATATAAACTCATAGGCTTCACGCGCTTCTGGCTCTAACTCATTACCACGTGCCATATGATCATTGGTGTAAAACGGCTCAGACTTACCAGTAAGGCGCTCCGCTACAAGCAGGTCGATGTACTTGTCAGCAGATGATGACGGCTTACCAGTGGCTGTAATCAGCTTAGAAAAGTTACTGGCAGACGGCTTGCCCAATCGAGCAGCAAGCCATTCTTCCGTTCCCTGTTCGTGATCTAAGATAATCATTTCTTAGCTTCAAGCGCGGCTACGGCTCTGTCGTAGTGAATAGCCAAGACCTTATCTACCGAGCTAACCTTTAACCATTTACAGAACTTGGCAACATCCGTGCCAGTCTCTTCAAGTAATTGCTTGATATGAACAGCCTGATCATCGGCTAGAGGTTTTTTGTTGTCGCCTCTAAGCATTGCAGATTCTGCATCATCGTCAGCAGTTGGGATGCCAGCGATAGACTGTAAAGCGTACCGTCTTGCGTACGTTATGGCAGAGCCAGCGGCCTGCGGGTCTTGCTTAACAGTTGGCAGGGTGTATTCCTTCTCAAGGAATTGACCAGAAACGTGCATCAACAGAGTCACTACACCAATGCGATCCCCAAAACTGGTAGGGAATTGCGCGTAGCTTAAGCCGTTATCAGCGAAGGGTTGCTTGATTGCCTTGATTACAGAAGTTAAGTCGGCATAACTAGACTTAAAAAAAGGGTTAGAACTGTCTTTAACAGCGCCACCCATTTGAGATTGCGCTTTGCATAGAGCTGCTGCCAGCTCATTGATTGATTCTGATGCTTTCATTTATTGACCTCCTACGGTCTGTTCTTTTGCATACTGCTCACCATAGCCAAGCTGGTAAGCATCTGATTGCCCTTCTAGGGCTGGATAACCAAGCACGCAGTCTAACTCGCCGCGCTCTAGATCGTTTAACTCGTTGATTCCCATGTTGCCTCCTACAGCAAATGCCCCCGAAGGGGCGGTTAGATTATATTGCTTCGATGCGCTGACGGCCTAAATCTTTATACATTCTGTCGGTTAAGTCATTGCCAAGGTCAACAGTTCGCATAACGTCTGGGCGGTCTGTGTATTCTGCGCCTTCGGATATTGATTTAGTTACTGTAAATTCAATCACGCCGTTATAAATGCTAGTAATGATTCCTTCAATGTAGCAATCAGTTCGTGAGATGAAGTCATAAGAGCGGATGTTTTGGCCGATTTGAAAGTTAGTCATTTTGTAAATCCCGTTTCGTTGAATGTGAACCCATTATATTCTTTTCCTTTACAATGTAAAGCCTTCTTTTACATTTATTTTACGATAGGCGAAAAAAAACCCCTCGGAAGGGGCTTTAGTCTTGTCGGGTAATTTAGTAAGACCAGATAGCTGGGGGGAAACCTTCTTCTTCTGTACAGGCATCTATGTGGATAAACCTGCCGCCGCCTTTCTGTTGAACGCCAATTCTTTCTATACCGTGCTTTTGGGCCACTCTAATGAGTTCTAAGGCGTTTAAGCCTGAACACAACACATCGACCGCCTTTCCGGTTGTATGCGCTCCTAGACGCTTTTTACGCGCTTCTATGGGGTGTAGCGGACATCGGTAAGCAGATGAGAGGGGAAAGCTAAAGCCGCACTCTTCGCGGATAGCATTTAGGGTAGCCAGAAAGCCGAGATCAAACTCGATAGTATTGCAGCCGCATTTGCAGGTCAGCTCTTTAGCCTTGAAGTAGGTTTTTTCTTTAGGTTTCTTAGCCATTATCTTTCCCTCTGTACGCCTTTGACTTTTTCAAAGCTTCTCATTGCGCCAAGCCCTAACATCCCCATCAACACGGTTGAAAGCAGCTCATCGTTTACGGGTGGAACGGTAAACCATATTCCAAGGATGGGGGATAGCATGGTTGAATATAATAAAGATATCCCGCAAATCCAGCCTATTGCCGGCCTCCAGCCTGCCACAAATAAACTCTTGTGCGCGGCTTCGGTTTTGTTTACTTCAATCTGGCTTTTTGCTAATTCCTGCGCGTGGTTCTCTGACATTGTTGCCAGTTCGTGCGCAATCTTTTGCTTCGTATCAGCATCGGGGATGAACTTATCCAGCAGTTTAGTTGCTGGCCCTATTAGACTATTTAGCATCTCGGCCAGTGGCCTCTTTGATGGTGTCTGATTCCCATATTCTAATAGCAAACCAGACGATTGCTAATAAACTTGATACCGGCGGGAGCCATGCAGCTAAAGCCAGCACTGCGGTTGAACCAGCAGCTACGTCAATTACTTCTTTTCCAGATTCAACCATTTCAATATTCCAAGTCAGTTTGAAAGATTATACATCAATTGTCTTTAACCAAAACACCCTCAAGAAAAATAGCTATCTCGTTAGTGCTTGAACTAGACTTAGCTTCAAAGTGAAAGTCAGACTTTTCGGCTATCTTGAAGGGGACTTGCCGGTCATAACTGACTTGGGATGTTGCAAAGGTTGCTTCAGATACGCGCAATGTTCTACCGCCAGTAGTCACCACGTTTCTAATATAAAGATACTTTTGACCGTTAGTGGTCGCAGAGTTCGCGTCAATCCTTACAAGGTACAGGTTATGCCCTGCTGGGACTGTGTAGATAGCAGATTGGGTTGTGCCAAGAAGTGCTTCAATAAAGGCATACTTTGTGCCGCCGTTGCTGATGCTTATATCGCCTGCATTGCTTCCGGATAAAATAATGGCAGAGTTAATTCTAAAGAACCCTATTGACGTAGTTACGGCGCTTGTACCTGTCAGCGTTACAGTCTCGCTAATAGGGTTGTAGTTAATGTCTAACCCGCTAATAAGAACGTCCATAGTATCAGCGGCAGATGTCGAAACTACCGACATTGTTAGAGCAGATGAAGGATAAGCGTAATTCCCACCATCATTCCAAATCGTCTCATATGATGTACCTACAGCCCTATTGAATCCAAATACATTTACAGCGGTAGAGTTATAGATATTGCCTTTGGCTACATCATGGTAGAAATTGGGCGTTGGTCGAGTATGATTATATTGATACATTATTTCTTCACCATAAATATAATTGCATAGATCATTACGGGTATTACTGCAATCCCTATACCGACAACAGTAATAAATTGCTTAATCAACTTGAGATTATTGTGCCGCTTTAAAGCAGATACACGCTCTTCACGCTCTCGCTCTTGTTTACGCTCAGACTGGAACTTTAAGAAGTCCGAATACATATCAGGCCGGCCAGCATAGATCATATGATCTTTAAGCCACTCTTCCTGCTCCTTGATTTTCTCCAGAGCCATGAAAGCATCCAAGTCACTTTTGCCCTTGGACGCTACACGTTTGGCTATTGCGCTTTTGTTATCAAAGTATTTCTTAGCAACATTACTGCACTCGTAAAGATCACGCCCATTACTAAGTGCTGTTTTTAACACCCCGAAGGCTGCGTTGGCTGCTGCTATCTCTGCTAACATAAGTCATACCTGTTTAGTCTTCTGATTCGCTTTCAAGATCTTCAACAAGCATCTTAACAAAAGCATCCTTACCTACAGACAACTGGTCTAGGTTAAACTGGGTAGACTTAATCTTGCGATCGAGGTCGTTACAGTGATTAACCATAGCCTGCTGCTGATCGGTCATATCTTCAAAAGTGTATTCAACATCGTTTACTACAATGGGAGTTGTTTTTTTCTCGCCCATGTTTGTATCCTCATTTTAAGTTTAGGGGTTTACCAAGGAACGCCTGCTTCCTGAGTTGGGTTCTTCTCAGCGTCAATCTGAGCTGCAATAGAAGCTTCAATGCTTGCTACTTGCTCTTCGCCAAGTGAATCTTTAGTCCAGCCGATAGCCATCTCTTCAGTGATGTCAGCGTATGGAACATAGCTAGGTGATGTAGGGTCAGGGGCAAAGCCACAAGTGCCGTAAGAGCTGCCTGAGTAAGTTACAGCTTCATCGCCTTCGCCTACTACTTCGCTGTCTGATGCTCTCCAGTGGGCTACGATTACTGCGCCGTCTGAGATTTCGTGTTCTAAGGTTGAGATTGTCCAAGTTACTGCCATTGTTTTATTCCTCTAGTGATGCGTTATAAGCGGCAATAACCGCGTCTGTATGTACAGCAGCACAGATAGCCTGTACCTCTGTAGATTCGTTGCTGTAGTCATCCGCAGGTGTTACGCAATGCCTATGGTAGCCACGGCTCAACTCTACACCATCTTCATCTACAATCGTGGCTGTTCGCACTTGTATAATTTTATGCTGCCCTGAAACTTCAATCTTATCTTCTATTTCTGTTTTATTTAAAGCCATGTTAAATCTCCGGTCTGTTACTAGAATCCACTAGCAGTAAGGTTATGACGTAAAGTAAGTCCAAGAAAAGCGCATATCAGTGCCGCCACCAGAGGCTAATACCTGATCTACATCTAAATAAGAACTTGTGTTGCTAGTTAGCGTCCCGAAACGAGGGGGACTGTTGTTTTGATGCTTAACCATAACAGGTTGAGCAACTGCAAAAGTATTAGTTCCGTTAATAATAGCAGTCCAGTGGTCAGCCGTCGGATAACTAGCCGCCGCAAAAGGAAGTGAAGCCGATTTAATGAATAAAGTATTTGCAGCCGTTAAACCAGTAGGGCTGATGTTTAACATGCAAACTGTAGCAGTCACTACATTACCTACACGAATGTAATGGCCATCAGAAATATCCGCCGTAGCATCATTACCACCAGCGCCTGCGTCTGAGAAAACAGGAGTCCAAGTACCCTCTTCATAGTCTTCCAGCTTATTAGCAGCGCCTGTACCGCCTAAGTAGACACCGCCTGATAGGTGGAGGTCTTTGAAGCGTGTAGTGGACCGCCCTAAATCTATTGCGGCATCTCTTGAAGCTGGCGTGCTTGTGTTTTCTGGAGTAATAGCGTCATTTGTAGAGTCAAATAAAATACCCGTGTCGCCTGTTCCTATATACATACGGTTTAGGCGTGTACCAATACTACCTATGGTTGTGCCGTCTTTGCGTAACTGTACGATAGTGCCGTCAGTGCTTAACCTGTTAAAAATAGCCGCTGTATTTGCCTGACGCGTACTCCAGAGATATCCGTCGGATAAACCAGAGCCAGTAGCTGATGCACTGTTACCCGCATAGAATGTAGAACCCACCAACAG